GCCCAGCAAAGCCCGTTGCTGACAATATAGAAGTGTCGCTATTGTAAGTGAGCCCCGTGTTTGTCTTTGGCTCTAAATTGCCAGTCGCAGCCGTGAAAAAAGCGGGGAAGCAAGTTGTATCTGTGGCCTCGTTCTCTACCGTAATATCTGTAGAAGTTCCCGACCCGCTTGCAGCCGCAAGTGAATAGAACGGTGTGAAGTATATTATTTTAGCGGTAGTTGCCTGACCAACCTTTCTTCTTTTTTCACCTGTGTTGGTTGTGGCAGTTTCGGTGAATGTTCCAGCTGTTGTTCCAACATATAATTCGGCCCCCGGTGTCCAACTCCAAGAATCATCACGCACGAAACCCCACAACAGGACATTCATTGCAACACCATCTGAACCAGCTTCCATTGCAACACCCATTGCACCAGATGTGGTGGCCTCGGCTGTTGCGGCACTCTTTTTCCATTCAACATCAGTGGGGTCAAAATAACAAAGTTCACCAAAAGCAATAGTTGCTCCCGCGTTTAAGTCATTACTCTTCAAACCTTCGCCAGTGTGATCTGTATCAGGTGAACCATCAACCGCACCAATGCTACCAGTTGCGCCTGCTGGCCCTTGGGTACCAATTGTCAATACCCGTATAACACCATTGGTTATAACGAGCTTCTGAACTGTTTCACTAATTGTGACATTAGTCATTGGTCTATATTTCCTCTACAATTTGAATAGGACCTTCAAAAACCCTATAGGAGATCGCACCACTTGATATTAACCTTAATGTGTATTCACCTGACTGTGCTGCAAGTAAATCGGTTTCAGCTGCGGTTAAAGAAACAACAACGTTATCTGTGGTAGATCCCAATGTAATACCAGTGGATTCTGTTAAACTTATAAAGGGTGTTTCCCCTTTTGCCGAAGCAGCTTCGAAAATAGCCGTGTAAGTTGTGAGATCGAACGGGGCATCGGCTGCATCGGCCCATGTAAAAGTTAAATCAAAATCATCACCCTTATAAACAGCAAGTGGGTAATTAACTGGTTTAATTGACATGTTTATTAATCCTTTAATATTCTACTTGATGGCCAAATAACGAATTGTGCCGGACGACATTGTACCGGTCAATGAAGTTACGGTTAAACGAAGTCTATTCATGTCCGTTGTAGATCCGCGCCCGTGAAGAAAACTTCCATCTGCTGCGGCTGTGAAATAAACACCATCCGAGGCAGAGGAGTATTGAACCAATTGGGGGTTACTCCCCTCTTTACTACCGATAACAATAGCCCCATTTGCTTGCATGGCCGTTGATGATGCGTCAGTACCTAACGAGAATTCCGCGCTATATGAGGAACCACCATCGTTTGAAACAGCAAACGTGATTTGGGGAACCCCGGTTCCAGAAACAGCAGCTACGTCTTCTAACCAACAAAAAACTTGCGTGTATCCTTCTGGGAGTGTAGCCGTCAAAACAGCTGTGCCACTACCAGAAAACGACCCATTGGCACCTGTTGATCTAAATGACGCGATAGTTTCCGTTGCTATGTCCCCAAGTCCCAACGTGGTGCGAGCATTACTAGCATTAGTGTCATCAATGAGGGTCCGGGCAAAGGCTGTTAAACTGGTGAACGCACCAACGATCGCGCTTGTATAATAAAATATATTATTGGCCGCAGGTGTCAAATCATCCATTGCTTTCAAATTAGATAAACCTTGCTCATTCATTCCCAACTGATCGGCGTTGTAATAATTGAATGTTGTACTGGCATCAAAATTACTAGAACCGTTATTGAATATATAACCCACGCAACGCCACGTGTTGTATGGGTGATACCATCCGCGCAATTCACCTAACATACGATAAGGTTTTATATCGCTAAGAAGCTGTTCACCGTCTTGTGAAACATAAGCGTAATAGGTGGTACTAGCACCTTCAGAAACACCTGATTCCAGATCTGCGGCAATATCCCATGTGTAAGGTGTAAATTTGTTCGGTACATTACCCCCGTAAACACTAAAGTCAAATTCTGTCGATTTAGCTTGCACAACTGTTGCGCTTAAATATTCGATCTGAACAGGATTATGTGCGACAAATGTTTTATTGAAATTCAAGGATCGTGACGCTACACAATTAGTACCGTCTATAACGGCCAATCCAATTAATATTCTATTGATGGTTACAAATGCCGAACCACTGTAACGTTTCCAAACCTCATTGGTCCTATCGAACCAGTAATCACCCGTTGCTGGCCCACCTGGTGCGGCGAAGGAATAAATGGGTGTAACATAGGTCACATCTACAGTTGTCGCGTCATCTTCAACAAATATCCAAGCTGTAGACATAATTGTTAATGTGTCATTATCTGCCAATGACACCCGCGTTAACGGTGCCGAACTACTGTCGAAATAATAACCACGGTAACAGTTTGTTAATTCTGTAGACGATTTCACATATGCTAAGAAATATTCTGTGTCTTTTTTGAAGGTCACATATTGACCAACCCGGTTTGTTATTTCAGATCCTGCGGCATCAATAGTGATTACAGTATCATCTTCACCCAACCATTTACTAGCCTCTTGGTCAACCATGGAAGTGTCATCAACATCAGCCGTATTATTCGAACCGGGGGCAACGGTTAAACTGGCCTTAGATATATCCGTTGTAACTGTTGTGGATGATCCACCTATGTTTACAACTAAATTTGTTGTAGATCCTAAAACTTGGAATGATGCAGCGGCACCATTGGCTAATATGAAATCTGGGAATTCGCTTGTGGATCTAATTTTACCGGAAATAATTGAATTAGCATCACCTGTAAGATTTCCAAGATCAATGGTTGATCCCCCTACAACCAAACCAGTGGCAAATAGGTTTCCCCAAGGGTATATGGCCGAACCTAAATCTTGCGCGGCTTCAACTTCACCCGTTGAAGGGTTACGTCCCACAACTGTGCCGATAAGTGAACTACGGAAATCGTTATACCACGATTCATCCATACTATCACCGGCAGATTTATCGGCAGAAATGTCATTTGTTCCCATTGGAAAACCATATTATATGTTGGATGAAATTATTATACCCTATATTAAACTTGTCGTAAACGTAATGTTGTCAGGAATGTTTTTGCATCATGTGTTATGCCGACAACTTTCCATGTTTTATTTGGTGTAATCTTGGTTCCACCCACGATGTAAGGTGTCACATCACTTCCAGCAATAGCAGCACCCGCAACAGGGACCTTATTACCAGCAAAACCCTTATGTCGCTTCTGGAAACTCACACTAACAGGACCTAACATTTCAACAGCTTTTGCGACATTAGTTGTAACAATCAATTCCAATTCTGGCTTAGGTGTTTTAAATTGAGCAACATAATAATCTGCAATTGCTTTATCGGTGGCCGTTGTAGTGATGAAATCGAATGTATATGATTTCAGACCAATGCCATATCTTTCAACGAAATCATTGTCCGTTGATGTTTGTTCATTAACTGTTATGGTGTTGAATGTTCTTTGTAACCCATTGTTATAATTCTTTATTTGTGTAATATTATCCCTTTGGAACCTATCACCGCCGCCGAATAATTCCAAAGGTGAACCGGCTAAAATATCCCTATTATTAACTACCATATCGCCGGTGCTATCTATATAAAACACAGAACCCGATGCATTTAATAGTTGCAACAATACTGTTCTTGAATTCTTCTGACTAAAAGAAGTTGAATCGTCTATTGTGGAATCATAGCCAACTGAAATTTTACTAACGTCATAACCAAGAACGCTTGTTATAGCAGGTCTATTTAATAACGCTTTTATGGCATCTGATGCAAGGTTACCATTGCTAATCAAACCACCTAAAACTTTCACCTTATTAAAAATACTATCCAAGGATAATATACGGAACTTCACCAAATCTTTTTCAAAATCCTGGACAGTAGCTTCATCATTTATTAAACCAGAATAAATAACATTGGATCCAGCGGCTTCGTCAATATATCTAATTTCAACTTTAGCCCTATCACGTGTGAAATAGAACATTGATGAACTGTCTGTTTCATCGTTAAAACGTCCATCGTAATTGGTAACGGTTAATCTTAAATCGGCATATGTATAAATACCAATATCATAATTACCTGAATCAATTGATTGTTTTATCTTACCAAAATTCTTAGAGGTCACGAAATCAGAAACATCAACTTGCGTTCCATATGTATCGTTGGTTGTTAGTGGTGTGATCAACACCTGATAATATGATATACTCATTTAAACCTCTTCGGCAACACGAACACTGGTTATTGGGGAACTTGTATAAATGTTATTTCTCCACACAGTCCTTATCTGACCAAACGTTTGAACCTGGTACAGATCTTTTAAACGCCAGTTTTTAAATTCAGCTGAAAAACTACTGATCCCATGCTTCCCACCACATAGCCATATTAAAAACGGATCCTGTGTTTCGTATATAGTGTTCAATAAGGTGATATCACCTTGATCCACATACTCCAATGATATCTGTGCATCAAATATTTCAAAGTTCTTTTGTGTGACATACTTACCAGTTTGCACTTGGGATCTTTTTTCATTGGAATCCGTTGACGGTTTTACATCTGGGAAACCTGTGAACGTACCTATTTCTGAAGTTATCCCAGCAAACGTTAGATATTTTTCAGCGTTTGCGACCTGTGTGTTATATATTTCAATTCTAATGTTACCGGCTGTCACTTCATCAAATTCAAAATAAGCTGAATCTTTAGCATATTCTGTGACGTTAACCCCAGTCAAATCACCGTCAACACCTACAACACCTGCAAAATCTTGGTTCGTATCATAATAAACCCTGAAATCTTTACCGTTCATATCGACAAGGAATAATCGTGAAAAGGTTTTATTACCATCAAATGTTATTGTTAGGACTTCCGTGGTGGAGTCATTGCTCCCCACACTATCCCACCTTAAATATCTGTTCATTGATAGCACGTTATCAGCTGCCCCATCGGCAGTAGATGCAGCAATAGTTGCCCCATCTTTGAATAAACATGCACTCTTTTCAAATACTTTTATACCGCCTGAAATAGTCATATTATACCCTATCCGTTCCTAATGTTCCATTTTCTAATTGTTCAGCAGTTATGAATTGAGCCGCCTCTTCTGTAATTGATATTTCAATTCGTGAAACAGATCCTTCACCTGACCCACCTTCGTCACTAAATCCACGGGCCTTGGCTGTTGCTGAAACAACCTCTTCAAAATTACGCCTTGGCACAACCAATTCCCCATCCGATAACATAGCGGGGTGCCTATCCCCTTGACGCGCCCCCATGGACCTACCAACCAAACCCCCAGTCTCAAATCCCTGGATAGCTGTGGCCGCAATAGCCGCCGACTGTATGGCACCCGCAGCACCGACAGCAGCAGCTAGTGCAAAGTTGATAGGAGGGGGCGCGGATCCTAATGCAATTGAAACACCCTTCGCAGTTTCTACAAGGGATGTTGCAAACGCTGATGCCTGTTGAACACCAAATAACAACTTGGCAATAGCCGAACTTTCACCAAATAACAACTTCCCAGCATTTACCGTGGCATCTAAATTATTTTTTAAATAATCTTTCGTGGATTTTAGTTTATTAGCTTGATCCATTTCCTTTTGAACACGGACCTGATCAAGGTGTTTAAACTCTGCTTTCTGTTCAGATGTGCGACCTTTATCACGAACCTTTTTCAGATCATTTATCTTCTTTTGCAACTGAAGGATTTCAACACCATTGAACTTTTCACGTTGCGCCCGTAGCAAGGTTAGTTCGGCCACTTCCAATTCCCTTTGTGCGGCAAGTGCTTCGGCTGTTTCTTGGAATCTTTGTGATCTTTTTTGCTCCTCGTAACCCTGATCAGCTTCATCTTGTTGAACACGTCTTTCCAAGTCAGCGGCACGTGCAATGGCCTTTTCTTCGGCTATTGCCTCTTCAGCTGCACGAACTTTTTCAGCGGCACGCTCTGCGGATATACCTTCAAATATATCATTATATGATTCCTGTAAACCTTGATTCTTTTCAATCAATTCATCTGTGGAATTTTTTAATTGTTGTGCGAAAAACCTATATTCTTGTGCCTTTTTATCTAAGAAACCACCTGGGATGACCTCTAATGTAGCCGCCGCCAGTTCATAAGTTTTAGCGATAGCTTTATTAATAGCTATCTTAACATTGTTAAACCCAACACGAGCACTATTAGCTAACACAGTGAACCCGGCTTCAGCTGCAGATAAAACAACTGTGAACCCACCTACAGCCTGAACACCGGCTAACACTATAGGAATCAACAAGGTAAGCCCTAACGTACCTGCTGCCCATGCCGCGCTGAAACTTAGACCCAATGCGGTGACCCCCGCACGTAAAACCAACATACCAACACCAAGAGTGGCCATTACAGATATCACACCCGTGATAGCGGTTCCCACAAGTAGCATATTTGATGCAAATTTTAATATAGCCGGGTTCCCATCACGAATATCACGAAATATTTTAAGTAGTGCCCTTGCAAATGGTTCCAGAACACCAAATACATTTTCACCGACCTTTGATGATAGGTTACCAAATGCGTTTGCTAACTGGATCAATACCCCCGTACCACCAGATGCAGCTTTTGCAACACCCGACATTTGACCTTGCACTTCACCAAGTATGATTTTTTGAGCTTCAAACACCCTATTGGATTCCACAAGGGTGCGGATCTGTTCACGTTGTTCTTCTGTAAATTGGATACCAACCCTTGATAAAGCTGTGACACCTAATATAGGATCGTTCAGGGCTTTACCAAGTTGGATAGCCGATTGTTTAGCGTCTGTACCAAGAACCGTTGCCATGTCCAATACGGCTTCAGTAGCCTGTGGGAAGATGTTTTTACCAAGGTTCTTAAATGTCAATAGCATGTTAGCAGCAGATTGAACTGCTGAATCTGAGAATATTGTTTGATCTTGTAAGGCTGTTGATAGTTCTGTTATTTCATCAGCTGTGACACCTGCAGCAAACCCAGTTGCTTTCAGGATAGCCTTGGTTTGGAATGCGGCCTGTTCATCTGCCCGGAATGCCTTTGTGACACCAACGATGGCTGCGGTTAGTGCTACAAATCCAACAGCTGATTTCTTAGCAATACTAGATAAGTTATCCTGTAATTGCTTAGTTTCGCCTTTTATCTTTTTAAATTCTTTTTGAAGATCACGTGAATCACCTTCAATTCTTATTACTAATGACTTGTCGCGTGACATTGTTTCACCCCCTTTTTATAGCATCAAGAACCTGTTTATCATTAGCTTTTTCCTGATCTTTTGTGTATTCAATTTTTTCATCAATTGCTGTTTTAGTGACTATCTGCCTTTTCATATCCTGACCATGTAACATGGCGTTATAGCAGAAGTCATTATTTTCCCTGATAGATATTATTTCTACCATACGATTTGCTAATTTTGGTGTGAATTGTTCAAGAAACTGAACATAAGTATAAGGGTAATTACCCCCTATACGATCGTAAATTTCTTCGGTATCCAGGGAAACAGGCGGTGCAGAACTTTTTTTTTACTTTGTTCAGCTTCAACTGTGCTATCCATAACGATTTCTGTAACAGTCTGCAACACTGATGTGTAATTTGTCAGGCCATTTTGAATGTTGTTTTCACACATTAAATAATACAATTTATGAGCGATATCAACATCATCACTTTCCTGATCATTTGCGGTAACCTTCGCACTTTCTATTTTTTGCTTACTCTCTTCATCAAGAAGGCAATAAGCAACAGCAGCAAGATCATATGGTTTAGGTTCTTTAAGTACTTCAGATAAATCTTTTTCGCCCAGAACCGCCGATATATCTATTAATTTCATAAATGTAAGAGGCATCAGCGTTAGCTGGTTCACCTCCCCAGAAAATATAATAGATAACTTGCGGTTCTGAACGAAACAATTTTTCATTATGCACTAGCCTTAGTTCTAAGCATTCTATAAACACCATCACGAGTAGCGTCACGGAACAATGACATGGTTACGCTAGCTTCAGAAAAAGCGTTTTCAGTGAAATTAATAGGAAGGCCAACGCCAGCAACTTTATAACAATCAATCATTGTCATGTAACGGTCACCAGGACGTTGTGCCGAAATCATTAAACCGAAATCATTAAACGTTTCGGAAGAACTACCAATAACAACTTCTTCACTCTCAGTATTGATTGGACGCGCATCAAACACAGCTGTATCACCTGTAACCAAGGCAATGGTACCCGAATCACCAGTTAATTCCAAGCCGAAATCAGGGATTGTAACCGCCGAACTTTGAACGATGGTCAAAGCCGTTGTGGTAATTTTCAACAGATCATCAACAAATACTTTATCAACACCATTTGCAAAATCAAGATCTGTCAAGGCATATACATCAACTGTAGTTGCTGAAGCGGCTTTAACAACATAACCTGAGAATTTCAAATCGGCCTCCCTACCTGATTTAACAGTAACAGTATCAATACCCGTTGTGGCAACAACTGATGTACCATTGGCGTTGGTAAGTGTGGTTACACTTCCACCGGTTTCAGCGGTGTTTTGTGTAACAGCTTTCCCAAGGAGGGTTTTAAACAAGAACGGAGGGTATTCCCGTAATGTCAATGTCAATTCAGCAGTAATCAAACCACGTTCAACTTTCCAAGGGTATTTAGATGATCCACCAGTTAAAGGTGTTAATTCACCTTCTGATGATAGTTCAGCTGATGCGACAACTTTAGCGGTACCATATGGCAACCGTGTATCGGGGTTATAGGCCGTAATTGAGTGTATACCATAAATGGTTAATGGTTCTGACAGTGACATTGTAGTAACTCCTTAAATGATAAGTTCAGTTTTTAGATTCGGGTAAAATATTTCCGGTACGCCTAATTTTACAATATCATCACCTTCTTTGATATCAAATCTATACTCATTATGGGCAATAATGAAATCACCCTTTGCAATTATAGATTTTTTAGCGTGTTTTGTTTTAACTTGTGTATCTTCGCCCATGATGTTCATCCTGTAATAAATGTTTTGATCTGTATACCGCTAATTTTAAAACCACCACCTTGGCTAAGTTCAACATCAGCTGGTACAAATTCACTTATTCTTAAAGGTGATGTCGAAGCTGATTTCTTAAAATTACTCTGAATAATCTCACGTAAGCACCTTGAATACCTTAACATTTTACTTAACATACCCGTTTCACCCGTGTCAGAAAGTATTACAGATACAGCCAAGGTCACTTCCATTTTTGTTGTACCACCAACAGTTTCGGTATCTATATTTACAATCGTGTAATAAATGAAACTATCTTTATTAAAAACTTGTTGGTTTACATCATCGAAAAAGGCTTCACCTGGTATATTTTCAATGCGTATAGTATCAAATTTTTCACTGTTAATCTCGTTAACTTTTGCTGACAGGTTATCCTTTATGGTTGTGATAACCTGATTTATAAATGACTCTATATCATACTTTTCTGACATTACCCAAAACCTCTAATCTGGACGCGACATAATCACCGAGTATTCTTCCAATCCGTAATGATTGGGCATCGTCTATAAACAAAAATTTACGTTCTGGCATACGGGAAGTGCCCTCTTGTACATACCTAGCATACGGTACCCTAGTTCCCTGAACCAGAGACTTCTTACCGATGTTTCGTATTGTATCACCATTTCCGGTCCCTGTAACTGAATTTTTTAACTTACCATCAAAAACAAGTATAGGTGCCGCTGGTCTGACCTTTCTTTTATAGTTCGCATATCGTGACGACAAAGGTGGGTATTTACCTAAACCCTTCAATATGAAATTCTGAGTTGATGTTTTGAAAATATCACGTGACACTTCCCCCATGGGGAAACGTAGGTCACCGACAGCCTTCACGGCCCTATCAAGTTCAACTTTGAAGGTATTATCATTATCGACTTTGTAAGAAACAAAACCTACCATTGCTGACTATCTTTTTCTATTAGTGGAACGATTGCACTATTACCTGTTTCAGTGTGAAAGGATGCCAGGGAGGAGGTTGAATCCGTTAATG